GTTTTTGCTGTATTCGCTGCTACTGCGCTATTAGCTGATACACGAGCATCGGTATAATATAAGTTTGTAGAACCCTCACTTAATTCATCGGTGCTTGTTGGGTTCACTTCTGCACCATTCTCTATACCTGCTAATTTTGCACTACTTGTAGAGTCAAAGCTGATCTTAGAATTGTTTGTAGCTACATTTGATTCTAAGGTGTCTAAATCGACAGCTTGTGTTACTGTGATATGCCCTACCTTAGTCGCATCAGAAGAGGGGTAAGTATTTTTTAGAGTGTTAGCTGCTACGCTTGTGTTTGCGCTTACACGAGCTTCTGTATAGTATAGATTGCTTGTGCCTTCGCTTATATCGTCTGTATCTAAGACTACATCGCCTGTCTGCGTGTTTACGCTTGTAACAGTATCAAGTTCGGTGCTATCTACATAGTCTTTTACTGCTGCAACTGTGGGGATAGAAGTGTCATTATCATTGTTTGCAATCCCATCTGCTTCGTCAACAAACTTTGTGATCGTAATGTTTTCGCCTGTATCCTTCAAAGAACCAAAAGAAACAGTACCTGATGCCACTACACGCCCATCAGTAGATACGCTAACCCCTGTACCATTACCTGCACCATCGGTAAGCTCAATCTCACTACTGATAGCATTGTTATCATTAGTTTTGATTAGCCCCTCGTAGGTGTCCTTTATTCTTTTGTTTTGAAGATTTGCCATACTTTACTTTCGTTCTTTTGCAAAAATCTTTTTAATTTAACTATGTTCTTATTTTTTGGTTTGTATCTTACAGTACCCATCCGTTGAATAAACTATCTTTATCAGGATAAACATCACTATCTGAGTTGCTATTGTACTCAGGGAACGTAGAGCTATTAAAACTCATATAATCAATAAATCTACGTGTGTAATACTCTGCTGTATCTCGTGCTTTACCTACCAAATAATCAACCTCTGATTTGCTTACACTTTCGCTATTTTCTGATGTGTGCTTAAATACACCACCATTTTTTATTTGATATGCAGCATAAGGCAAATAAGACACCTGAGCCCACCATATAAGCATGGGTTGTACATAGTCATTAACAAGGTTGAGATAATCGCCTGTAAGCGTACCTGCAACGATATCTGCACTAATCTTATTGTATAGATCTGTACCTAAATAGTTTTGTACTTCAATCTCTTGTGCGATCTTGATAAACTGTATAAATTTATCTGTGTCAGTATTACCATCTATGATACTGTTCTTAACAAGGTCTGTACGTGATATAAATAGTGCTGTTGCCATATTAAGATGGATAAGCCCCTTTTGTTGGGGTGTTAATTGGTGCTATTTCTGATTTCTTTTTACCTCTTGGCTTTGGTTTGTAGCTTTTAGGTATGTCTTTTGTTTTTTTATAGTCAGATATATCTTCGCTTTTTTCTTTATTTTTCTTTAAAACATATAAAACTTCCTTCCATATATGGCGGCAGTAAATACCGCCCTTATGTTCAAAAAGCGAAAATTTCTGATTATTATGCATAGGCAATTCAGCAGCTTTAAAATTAAGATTTCGTGATGCTCTATCTATATCCTCTAAACGATATACAACACCTGCTTTAGATGCAGCCATCATATCACTACAAAATCTTCTTGATTTACCACCTGATTTTCTTGACCCAACTGCATACTTATATCTAACTTTGTAATTAGATTTGTCTAAATAACTAAAGCCACTTGGTTGACTTGCAACTTGATAAAGGTTTTCTTTTTCTTTCACAAAATTACTTACCCATTCCTCTTCGCTTACGTTTTCTTTATCGTAATCTCTTTCGTCAACTAATTCCCATTCGCCTGTAACTATTTCGCCCTTTAAAGCATCAAATATATTATCATACATTTCATCAGTTAAACCATCTTTTGACAGTTCCTCTTTGCTCATTTTAACCCCTGTTTCCTCTTCTCGTGTTTCCATATCGGCTACATTGTCAAGGTCAGTAAACTCTAAAGGTTGTAAGGTCTTAAAGTATAGATTGAGTGAGATGTTATTATACGCAAGTATCTGATCGAAGTTCTCAATAAGCAATCTTTGAAACGGACGAATAACTGTGTTATCCATAAGGATAGTAGCTGTTTTAAGCTCATCTGCGTTGTTTCCAAGCCCTGTATTGTCTTTAATTCCTAAAAGCATAGGCGATACGCATCTGTGAGATACGAGTATCTTACGTGCACTCTCATCACTTAAAAACTGATAGGTGTTGTGAGCTTCAGAAAGTTGGATAGGTTGTATATCAGCAGCAGTTTCAGCGTTATCGTTAAAAGCCAAGATAAACTTACCTGCGTTGCTACTACCACTAAACTTCTCATAGATACGTCTTTCGATTAGTTCCCTTTGCTCAGGGTCAGGCGTTCCGTTATTAAAGTTGATAAGCATAGATGGTGCTAAGCCATTCATTATATTGTTTAAGTGATAGTTGCTTATCTCTTCCTCTAACTCTGCGTATTGTGTACCCCCTTGATAGTCAACAGGCGAATAATACTTAAACCCTGCTCTATAAGGTTTGATGTACATAATCTCTAAGCCCTCTTTAGACGTTCCAAAAGCAGGGATACGTTTTATCTCATCACTCTTTTTGTGCTTAGACCAATCGTAGTGATAGAAGTACGCTTCAATTTCGCCTTTGTCATTACACTTCTCAGCTCGTAGTGTTTCAACAGGGATATGCTCAAGACTTACAATTTTAGTTCTATCCTTAGAGTAGATTACCTGAATAGCACACTGCCCCATTAATTTTAAATCGTACACTACTTTACGAACACAATCAGCATTAAACAAAGACACCATCTGTGCGTACTGATCGGGCTTTTTATTGCTGTCGGTAGCATCTAAGCCCTTACCATAAATCATCTCACTAATTCCGTTTATAATAGCATTGTTAGTAGGGCTACCATTGTACCTATCTATAAGATACTGAAAGTAGTTGTTATCATCGCCATAGCTCACAAATTCCTGATTCCGTACTTCTTTTACAGTAGGGCTTGTGTAGGTGCTTAGGTTAACTATTCTTAAATCGTTTTTCATAATATAATATAATCGTTATCGTAGCTCGTATCTATGGTGTATTCGCCATCGTTAACTGAGTAATAGTTATTCGTATCTTGATCGACTGTTTGGTCTGTGCAAAATACTTTGTCTTTATATATAACGTTGCTACCTTCTTTTATTGTTAAATCATAAAACCTACCCTCAGTTAATGATAATGATTCGCTAATAACTAAATGGTTTTTGTTAGTAGTAGCAGAAGATGTATATGTAACAGATGTGTTTGTAGAGTCATCCCTAAATACCATACTCACATTCGTTGCATAAGAACGTGGTATAATCTTTATGGTCTGAGCATCCGTTGATGTAGTTAGTTTTATCATAATACTATAAACTCGTTATCAGCAGAGTGTGTTACATATTGGTTTTTGTTAATCTGATAGTATGAGTTCGTATTTTGGTCTATCGTTTGATCTGTACAAAACATCATACCCTTAAATATCTTACCTAACTCATCTTGTAATACAAAAGTATAATAAGTATCCTCTGTAAGTCTAAATTTATTATTTATGGTTAGATATGTACTTCCCTCTGCGTATGTAAATGTTAGAACGTCATTTTGCCACTCAATCTCTGCACCATTAAAAGTCGCTTCGTATGTGTTCCATACTTTAGCATCAGATGTATATTCTGTAACTATGTTTGTTGATTCGTTTCTAACAAATAACAAAAGCACACCTGATACACCTCTGCGTGGTATTACATCAATACTTTGTGAATCTGTCGATGTAGTTAAGATATGCATACCTATATAACGTATATAATCTGAATTTTGTGTAATAAAAAAGGGGGCTTTTACACCCCCTAACAATAACTAAACCAAAATAAATAAACTCTTTGCTAATATACAAAAAATTTATGGTGTTGGGTTAATTGGCGCTGATGAATCATCAATAGGTAATGCTGATACAAAGAAAGGTGGTGCTGTTTCCTGAGCAGTAAGGGTAAGTGTGAATCCACTTAAATCCCCCATAGCTGCACCTGTAACAACTGTACCCCCTGTAACTTCGCTTCCATGCTCTTTACCTACTAAAAAGCCATTACCATTGTAATCTTCCACAACGATTTGAGGTCGACCATGAGCTAAGAGCTTAATCTGCTCTTGAGTAGCTACATCTAAAAACGTAAATGTAACATTAAGGGTTGACTCATAAAAAGTAGTGCCATTTTCTCTTGACGAGTTAATAGCAGTTTCTAATGATGAATTACCCTTGATTTCATATTTGTAAAAAGATACGCTATCATCTAAAGTGATTGTACCTGAGCTGTCAGTTAAGGCAGCTGTGGTAGTTGTGTATGGGGCAAAGT